GGTTAAGTTATCCGACAAAAATACAAAAAATTAATGAGAGTATAAAGTAACAAGTTTAGAGTTTGGATAGGGACCAAATAAATAAACCGAAAGGATGTTATTAACATGGATAATTTGGACAGGGCACAACAGTTATTGGATGATTTAAAGTCAGGCAAATTAAGCGATGGTGATTATAAAGAAGAATCGAATGAACTCATTAATTTAATGGCAAAAGCTGAAAATGATCAGACTAAAACCCTTAATGAGTTGGATGATAAAGTTAAGAAGTTAAAAAATAGTGTTGTTGAGGATGATAAACGAGTTAATAAATTTGATGAGTTAGTTAACTATCTCGTTAAAAACGATAAAGATGGACAACAGTTTGATAATTTGATACTTTCTGGAAAACTTGATAGCAATAAATTAATGACAAACGAAGTGATCGCCATTAGTAAGTTTACGGATGCTGGCTGGCATTGGGACAATTTAATGATGGTGATGCAACAAGCAAATTGCAGTTCATTCTTTCTAATTTTTATTCAGTTACGAATGGCTAATTTTATCAATAAAAATGGTCTTCCCACAAAATGGGCGATGGAAAATGGTTATATCAATTTTATGGAATCAAAGCCTATTGATCCTAACAAAAAAGATGATAAGGATGATAACAATGATTAATGAAATTAAACCAGTTATTAATAATAACGGAATGATGACTTTTGGTAATATTGATTTTGGAAAAATTAACGTTTTAATTGATAAAAAAAGTAATATTTGGTTTAAAGCAAAAGATGTTTGCGATGCAGTGGAAATTAAGAATGCTCGAAAAGCTGTTAAAAGAATTGATGCTGATGAAGTGAAAACCATCGTAACTTCAAGTGACGCTGGTTTTTCTTACAAGTCTAAGACAAATTTTATCAGTGAGCCTGGATTATACCACTTGCTTAACGGTTCCCGCAAAAAGCAGGCTAAGCCGTTTCAAAGGTGGGTAAATCATGAGGTTCTACCGTCCATTCGCAAATATGGGTTTTATTTTAAAAATCGTGAAGCAGTTAAAAGATGGGAACAAATGTCAGAAAATGAACGGGAAATTGCTTATTTAAAAGAGCATAATCAAAAAATTGAATATCATCAGCGGTTAAAAAATGCAAATGATTATTTTCGCGGTCATAAAGATATTATTGATTTTTTAAATAGGATTAAAGATAAAGATACCGATATTAGCATGAAAGATTTTGCTGATGCTTTATCCTCTGCTTTTAACGTGGACTTTGGCCGTACTCGGCTTTACGAATGGCTAAGACAGATTGGATTGATTTGCAAAAACTCAACTCGGCCAACACACAAGGCAATTAAGGTTGGATTTTTTAAGGTAGAACTTCGTACAGACAGCAAATTTGTTAAGTTTACGACTCGGCTGACTATTAAAGGTGCTGGAAAATTGGACAAACTATTTGAGAAAGAGAAACTGCCACAACTCAAGCAACAAAATCAAATTGAGGAAAAATCATCTTAACCTCTTTTTTTTATCAATTTGCAATAAAATACTGGAAATAATCAACATTTAATGAAAAATTATCTTTAAATATATATGTAAGGATGTTAAAAAATGGATGAATTTAAGGAACTCTATCATAAAAAAGAAAATCAAATTGAGTTGACAGCTAGGCATTATTATAAAATAGCACGAACCATGCACAAAAATGATTTTGCAGTGGATCTTGATGATGTTGTCGGATATGGCAAATTTATTTTATGGGATTGTTACCGAAAATATTACCATAAAATGGGTAAGAAAGAATTTGACAAAGTGTTCCGGCACTCTCTTTGTCGCGGTGTTATTCGTAGATCTTCTCCGGCTTATGCTGCGTGGAAAGATGGAACTACTTATCGTAACGGCGCTGGAACTGATATTTATCCGGACTCTTGGCACAAAAATAATGATTTGAACTTTTGGAATGTGATCCCCGATAAAAACAACAATGAGGAAAAAGTGGTTAATAAAGATCACTTGCACCATTTAATTCATGAGATTATGGATCATTTAGAAAACAAAAAGGATAAGAAAATATTTTATTTGTTTGCTTATTCGGCTATTAATAATGAATACTACTCGGGAAGATCTTACGGAAAGGGACAAGGTGTTTTTGTGTGGATCACAAATCACTATCCTTATAGTCGTTGTCAAATTGCCTATGTTGTTAAAAAAGTAAGGAAAATTATTAAGGATAACAATTTATTGGAAGAAATTAGTTGAAAGGGTTGATTAATAATGGAAATTAAAAATAATGATAGCAACAACGTTCAAGTATTAAAACATATCGCTATGCAATTGCATAGCGATATTAATGATTTAAAATCAGACATTAACCAAAATGCAGCGGAATTTGAGCATCTTAAAAATAACATTAAAAACATAGGCAATGCAACAAGCAAGATTCCTATTGGTCAACTTGTTGTTTCAGTGATTATTGAGGGAATGGTTGTTGGTTTCTTTGCTGCTGTTTTCGTTAGATTTTTTGGAATGTGATTAAAATGCTCGAGGTACAAGATAATACAGATTATGGTAATCAAATTTATGAGTTAATTCGTAACACCAGCCAATTTAAAAAGTTGGCTTTTCGTCTTTCGGCAAAGTTGCATATTCGTTTATTTGATGCAAAAGACATCTTAATTGACCATGTGTTTAGCAAAGTTCAGGCGTTTAATCGTAACCATAATAAAACTTACTATGATGATGTTTCCATTATTAGTGGTAAGGAAAAAGGTCAGCGATATTTCATTGACTACTGCATTTATAATGGATTCAATGATGCACAAAAAGAATTGTTCAATTTAAAATTTCATAAGAAAATTACTCACAATGGGAAGGTCATTAAACTAGATACCTGTCAGCTTAATGAGTTTAATTTTAATCAGGCTATTGATGATAGTAACCTTCATAATAAATTAAATTTTGAACAGATTATTGATATTGTTTATCAAGTCTTACCTGAGTCAGCAGCCGAGTTTACGACTTGCGTTTTACTCTACGGCGAAGATGAAACCAAGGTAATCTATAATTATAATTCTAACAAGTTTTACCAGAGGATACGGTATATCGAAAAGATCATGCGGAAGAAACGTGTTAAATACAGACATCTGTTATTGTCGCCGCTAGAGAGGCATCAGCAAAAAGACTTAAAGAGATTAAACCTCTTGATTAATTGCTTGGAATCACCTGATTATAATGATGTAAAGTTATCTAATTTATTATCTAAGATGCAAAATGTCACCATAATCACTAACCTTTTGGCTGATAACGTAAGTAACATTAGGCTGTTTATCCAATCATTCGGTCAGGACAAACAAGAGGCTTACCGATTTATTAATGCATTGTATAGACAATATAATTATCTTAAAAAGAAACTTCGTGACGCATGATGCCAAGAATGCATCAATGCAAGGAAGTTGGCTGTCATCGGTTAATTCCTTATAATAAATCATATTGTCCTTTGCATGAAAAGAATCATCAACAATTTAATTATTATAGTAAGGAATCGAATAAAGCATATAATCAGCAACGATATAATCCAGCAAATAGGAAGTATACGAGATTTTATAAGTCGCAACAATGGAGAAAGATTAGGAAATATGTGATTGCAAAATCAAATGGATTATGTGAAGAATGTCTGAGGCATGGATATATTAATCCTGGAAAGATAGTGGACCACAAGATACCATTGCGAACAGCTTATGGTTGGATTCACAGGCTTGATATTGATAACTTACAATATCTTTGTCAGCAATGCCACAATGATAAAACAAAATATGAAAGAGAACATTGGAATCCATTGATTAATAAATATGGAAAGGATAAACATTGAATGCTTATGACCTCACGGCACATGATGGCGACTGGTTGTCGCCTATTGTGCCTCTGCCTTTTGCCTAATTAAATTATATCGAGATGATTAATACATGAAAGAGAAAACCTATCAAGTTATTTACTATTACTCAGACAATTCTTATTCTAAAAAGGGATTGTTTTCCAAGAAAGAAATGTCTAAGCTTTTGGATGGTTACCTTCATTTTAAACAATTCGACCATTCCTTTGGTTCAATCAAAAAAGTTGACAGTATTTTAGTTTTGGTCGATGGAAAAATTGAAACAGTTGAGGAATTTATTTCAAGGAATCCTATTGTAAAGCGGAAAACAAGATTAAAAAAGTGAAATATTAAATTCGGACAATTATAGTTTTATAGCCCCGGCCTACCCTCTTTGATGGGGAACGGCGCGTCAGGGGAAACGTGTATAAAAAATCGTTTTTTCTAAAAAATTAGCTATTTTTGGTATTTTTGACGATCAGAGGTGCAAGAAAATGGGTGCGATTTTAGGCTCAAATAATCAAGGCGGACGTAAGTTTTCGCCTGTTGCAGACGGAAATACAGAGCATAAGCAAAAATATAAAAAGTTGATCAAAGCACAAAAAAATTTAGCTGAATTGCCAGATGATCCACCTCACTTTCTGGATTATTATGGGAAAAAATTATGGAAAAAAGTTGTCCCACAACTCAAGGCGATGGGGCTGGTCAAAGAAATTGATCAATCGATCATTGAGATGCTTTGTGACAGCTATGGACTCTATCGGCACGCCTATAATGACTTAAAAAAGTCAGATTTGGTCGTTAAGGATAAGAAAAATCCATTGATTAATATAATGAATGACGAGAAAAAGGTCATTTTACAGTGTAGCCGTGAGCTTGGCTTAACATATGGTTCACGGTCGGCTATGCTTCCCGATAAAAGCGATGATGAGGGTAAAGAAAACGTTGATACGACCGAAATTTTAAGAATTCTTGGCAGTGATAATAATGAAAAAGACGCTTAAATATACCGATCCAGGTACTCAATATTGTCGTGATGTGCTTTCTGGCAAGATATTAGCTTGTCGAAAAATTAAACAGGCTTGTCAGCGTCATTTAACTGACCTCAAGCGTATTGGCGATAGTGATTTTCCTTATGTATATCATCAAAATTTAGCCTATGGAGCGATCAATTTTGCTAGAATGATTCCAGACGTCAATACAAAAAAATTAATTGAACCGTTGCCCTTTCAAAAATGGATCATTGCTATGATCTTTGGCTGGCGAAGGATTGACAGATCAGCAAGATGGAATAATGCATTGATTAGCATGGCCCGAGCAAACTCAAAATCGCAAATTGCTTCGTGGTTATGTTCCTATGATTTTTTCTTCTCAAAACCTAGATATAATAAGCAAATTTTAATTGGTGCATCAAGCAATGATCAGGCAAGTCATTTATTGGCTTACGTAGAGTCGAACATCGAAAGTTTAATGAGTTCAGAAAGGCAATTTCACAATGAAAAAGCTCAAAAGTTGCAAGCCTTCTTTCATTCCTTAAAAAATGAAATTGTTCTTAACGATAATTGTATAAAATGGGATAAATATTATACTTCAGTCCGAAAAGTTAGCCAAGATACTAAAGGATTGGACACATGGCATCCAACGCTGGCCTGTCTGGATGAAACACATTCGGTTACTCGTGATGATTTTGTTAGCAAGATTAGTTCTGGCATGATCAATAACGATGAATCACTTTTGTTGCAAACTTCAACGGCTGGTCTTGATCCAAAGGTTCCGTTATTTCATGAATACGAATTAGCTTCCAAAATTCTTGATGGAAAAATAAAAATGGATGATTATTTTATTGCTATTTATGAACAAGATGATAAAAAAGAAGCTTATGAATCGGAAACTTGGGAAAAGTCAAACCCATTAATTGCTGAACCTGAACAAAGAAAACAATTTCTTAAGAAAATACCGGCCGAACGAGAAAAGCAGATAATGGAAGGTAATTTTGAGAAATTTCTTGTTAAAAATATGAACTTGTGGCAGAACGCAAGTAGAAATAGTTATATTAACATCGATACCTGGAAATCAAATATTATTGATCAATTTAATTTTAATAAACGTAAGGTCTATATTGGCTATGATGCCAGTATGACCTCAGATGATACTTCCTTTGGCTTTGACTTCCCCTATATTGATGAAAATGGTCAACATAAGTTCTTTATTTTCCAGCATAGCTTTATTCCAACTCAAAAGGCTGGAAGTATTGAAGCTAAGGAGAAAATTGATGGCATACCTTATCGAAAATATGAAGATCAAGGGTATTGTGAAATTACTCGTAATCAATTTGGTTTAATTAGTGATGATCAGGTTTATAATTGGCTACTTAATTTTGTTAAGCAACATCAATTGCAGGTATTGGCCTTTTGCTATGATAGCTATCATGCTGATAAAATTGTTAATGCCTTGCAGAATAACACAGATTGGAATATTGTTCCTGTTAGACAGGGAACTATTTCACTGAATGCCCCAACTAAGGATCTTAGGGACCGCCTAATTGAACACTCTGTAACTCATTTTGATGATAAGATCATGGAAGCTGGTTTCTCTAATGCTATTTTAAAGATTGACAATAACGGGATTAAGGTTGACAAAGATACAGGCTCACAAAAAATTGATTGCGTCGATGCTGTGATGGATGCTCACTTTCAGGCTATGTATCATTTTGAAAACTATGATGAAAATGATCCTAATAATATGTCAATTGATGACTTAAATAAATACTTTCAATCTGATGATTTTGGATTCTGACAAAAATTATTTCACTTACCATATATTATATATAGAGGCAAAAAAGAATGAAGAAAAATATAGCGCAAATATTGAGGGACGGCGTTCATTCGTTTGTCCTTTTTATTGTTAAAAATATCCAAACAATTTTATTGCTCATTGGTTTATACGTTATAAATTTAGCTGTTTATCTGATTAACTCAGTTGCTGGGTTGATAGTCACTGGATCGTTTCTAATTTTGATTGCGATTCTCATTAATTATTCAGATAAGCAAGGGCAGGTGAGAAGGTGAATTTGATTGTTCTTTAAAAAACGCGAAACTAGATCATTGTCATTAGGCTCAGGGTCAAACGAGATTGGCTTATCATTCGTGAACGGCCATGCAGTGATTGGGATGTCGGTTATTTCTCCTGAAGTTGCGTTGAGAAATTCGGACATCTATTCGTGTGTGATGCTAATTAGTTCCGATCTTGCATCAGCTGAATTTCGTATGAAGACTGGCAAAAATGATAATTTGATCAGGCTATTACAATTTAATCCTAATCAATTAACGAACTCATTTGCGTTTTGGCAAACGGTAATTCAGGATTTGCTATTAAATGGTAATGCTTATTGCCTGATCTATCGCAACGGTAATGCTCCTTATAAATTAGAATACATTCCCACTTATGACGTTGAAGTTAATTTAACGGATGACGGTCAAACCTTATTTTACAATATTCGTTTTGACCGTGATAAACGTTCGGATATGGTTGCTGCATCTGATAGTGTTTTACATTTTAAATTGCTTAGTAGGGATGGAATCATCGGGATCAGTCCCTTGCATTCCCTTATTCCCGAATTAAATCTGCAAAAGTCAACCTATAAAACAATTTTAAACGTTGTCCAGCATGGTATTAGACCATCCGGAGTTTTACAAATTGAAAAAGGCTCAAGAATTGATAAAAAAGCGCGCGATCATATTCGGAATCAATTTGAGCAGGCGAATAGTGGAGAAAACGTTGGCCGTGTGATGATTACCGACAATCTAACAACTTTCACGCCAACGCAATTAGATTCCGGCGCGATGGATGTCTTAAAGCAAACAGATTGGACTAGGAAACAAATTGCCAAGGCATTCGGGATTCCGACAAACTATTTAAATCAGGAAGCCGAACACTCAAACCAATTGCAAGTTCAGGGATTATATAGCACTTGCCTAAATCGCTATGTCAATGCAATTGTTAGTGAAATTAACTATAAATTAGCTAATAAGGGTGAAGAAGTAACATTAGACACCAGCAACGTTGTTGATCCTGACAATCTCATGCTGCTTAATGGCCTATCAACGGCAGTCCATTGGGGAATGTATTCAGCGGATCAAGCTCAGAAAATTATGAAGGAAAAGGGGGCTGATTAATAAAATGGACATGGAAAAGCGATTTACAAAGTTTCCTATTGAAACACGGGCGGACAGTTCAGGTAATCATGTTTTATCTGGCTATGCTATTGTGTTTAATCAGCCTTCTGAGTTTATGGGCTTTCGCGAATATATTGATCCTAATGCTTTAAGTGGTGTTGATATGAGCAAGGTTTTTTGTTTATACAACCACAATTGGGATAATGTTTTATCTCGTACTGATGCCAATACGTTGTCGTTAAAGATTGATGGCAAGGGGCTTGCTTTTAATTGCACTCTGCCAAATACAACACTTGGCAACGATGTATTTGAAAATGTCAGGAATCGTAATATTCAGGGTGTTTCCTTCGGATTTACGGTCGCTGACGATGATTGGACTGATGATGATCAGCAGCGTCTTGTTAAACAAATCGATCAATTGTTTGAAATTAGCTTGACACCGATTCCGGCATATGATGAGACATCAGTTAAAGCTATTAGAAACAAAAATCAATTAAGCAAGGAAAAAATAAATTTATTGAATAGAATTAGTCTTATTGAAAGGATTGATAATCTTGACAATTAAGGAAAAGCTATCAGCTAAAAATAAAGAGTTAGCTGAAAAACGAGATAACCTTAAAAAGGTAGTCGATGAATCTAGTAAAATTGCGGCTGATGACAAAGCAACCTCGAAGCAACTCGAAGAGGCTCGTGATAAAGTGACGGCTGCTAATGAAGAAGTTCGCACCTTGCAGGAAGACGTAGAGAGTATTCAGTCGATTATTGATGCTAATGAAAGTATCAATTCTGCAAAGCAAGAAAATAAACAAACTGAAAATCGTAGCAATGAAAAAGAAGATGAAAAACGAAAAATGGACAAGAAAAACGTTGAAGTCCGTAATGGTGTCAAGGTTTACAAGGAAGCACCTAAAGGCACTAAGATCGAATCTGCCGAACAGAAACGGGCTAAGCTTGACGAAGACAAGGAAGTTCGGGCGTTTGGTGCTTACGTCAAATCATTCGGGTTTGAGCATCGTGATGGCTTTAAGACGACTAATGGTCAGGCTGTCATTCCATCTCAGATTCTTAATCTTTATCAGATTCCCGAAAATCCTAATGACCTTGCACAGTATGTCAACAAGTTTAAGGTTTCCGCGCCTGCTGGTAAGTTGCCGGTAAGTCCTCGTTTAAATGATGTCATGGTTACAATTGAAGAGCTTAAAAACAATGATGAGCGTAGCCTTGCGATTAACGAAGTTGATTATTCGCTAAAGACATTCCGTCAGGCTATCCCAGTTTCGGAGGAAATGTTCGATGATGCGGCCATTGATATTAATGGATTCGTCGCCGAACGTGCTCAGCGTATTCGCAACAATACGGAACAGGTCAATATTGCCAGTCTCTTAAAGACTGCCGGTGCTGTTTCGATTGATTTGACTGATGCTGCTACTTCGGTTGCTGATTCATTGAAAGATGTTTACAATACCGACATTCCAGTTGGCTATAATAAGGCGATTGTTGCTACCCAGTCTGCTTATAACGTTCTGGACAAACTTAAGGATTCTAACGGTCGTTACCTATTGCAAGATAACATTGCCACAGCAACAGGCAAACAGTTCCTCGGTTCTCCACTAATTCTTGTCGATGACTGGCTGTTGCAAGACGTTGATAGCAGCAACAAACCGGTTGCGGGTACGAATATGCGGCTGTTTGTCGGTGACTTGAGAGCGTTTGTTCTCGAACCTTACAAAGTTGATATGACAGCTAAGTGGATCGACAACGACGTTTACGGCCAGAAATTTGCGGTATTCTTCCGTGCCGACTTTGTAAAAGCGGTTGACGAAGCTGGTAAGTTCATTACTTTGACTCAGCAAGCACAATCTTGATTGGATTGATGCCTCATGGCATTAACAATTGATAAATTAAAAAACGAATTACGGATTGATGGCAGCGATGACGATGATTATCTGACTGATTTAATGAGTCAGGCTCAGAACTTTATCATGAATGCTGTTGACTCTGATGCTAAGCTGGATGATTATGAGAAATTACCGATTTTTGATAGGGCTGTTGCTTTACTCGTTGGTAACTGGTATTTTAACCGTTCAACTAGCTTGCAAAGTAAGCCCTATGATAACTTGTATGGCGTCGATGCGATGATTGGTCAGCTTCGTGGTTTGATGTGGGTAGATGATTCTGATGGCTCTAATTCGTGATCCTAGTCGTCTTAATCGACGGATTGAATTTGACTCCATGCAATCTTATGAGACGCCGCAAGGAGTCAGCAAGGAAAAGCTATCCCCGATCTTTACAGTTTGGGGAGCTGTTTATAATCGGACAATTAATCAGCAATATAAGCTGGTTGGCACAAAACTTGAAGATACATTGACAATTATCATTCGTCACAATAAGCAAGTAAACAATCAAATGGTCATTAAATTAGACAATCAGCAATATAACATTGTTGACATTAAACCTGATGAATCAGAACAACCGATTGCTTATGACGTGCTAACACTCAAGGAAGTGACAAAATAATGGCTGATAAAGTTGACGTAACTGGACTTGATGGGATTATGGCACAGCTTAATAGCTTAAATCTTTCTAAAGAGGACAAAGTTAAGGCTGTGAATGCCGGAGCGGAAGCCTATATTAAGCATTTAGTTCCTAAGATTCCAGTCGATAAAGATCGTAAAAAAGGTAAACACTTAAATCAAGATGTCACCTTTAAGCCCGGTCAATACGCGGATGGTTCGACTGATGTTGGCTTTAACAAAAAAGGCTATTATTATCGCTTCCTTAATAATGGCACTAAGACAATTAAAGCTCAACATTTTATGGAACACGCGGCCGAGGAAGCTAAGAATGACATTAACAAGGCGATTGCTGACACGCTAAGAAGTGAGAAGCGATGACAGCGGCGAATGATGTTCGTGATCTACTTAAAAATAGTTCAGACGTTACTTCATGTATTCCATCAGCTAACATTAAATCTTATAATCTACCAAAGGAATTAGTTGACAAAACTGATGAGAATGTGGCTCTCATTACTGAGGTTAGCAATTCTTTTAATCAGTTTGCCTCTGATCATGCGACTGGTCGTCATCCGATTGTTGAGGTGCAAGTTTGGTTTAATGATTCAGCTAATATTGATGAAATTCAAGATGCTATTAATATAACGATGGAAAATAATTACTGGTACTGTTATCAGGACTATGGGGTTGTTCCCGATCCCGATACTCAGCAACTTTTTTGGACAATCGAATATACAAAAAATGTATTAAGAAGGAAATGATTCACAAATGGCAATGCTTGTCGGTTTTGAACAGGCCCAAATAGGCATTTACAATTCTTTTAATGATGAGCATATTGATCCTAGCAAGATTTTTACTGTTGATTCAAAAAGCGGTGGAACTCTTGGGGCAAATATCCAAAATTTAAATTATTCTCCAACAACGGTATATGCAAGTGATATTGCATATCGAATCAGCGGCAAAGGGCACGGCGCTATTACGGTCGCTTTTACGGCCGAAGATATTCCGATTGATATTATTTATCAGATTTGTGGTGCAACAAAAGATAATGATGGTGGCTATCGCATTACGAAAGACACCATTGCACCTTATTGCTCATTACTTTTAATCAGCCACGATTCTGAACAGCCAAACCCGAAACATGTTTATTTGGCTGTGCTCAAGGGTCAGTTTGGTTTCCCAGAACGCAACCCTCAGACCAATAATGCCAATGAAACGGATGCAACTGATTCGCTGACGTTTACGGCTATTGATCGTTTAAATGGTGATACTTATAAAGAATTTTACGAATCCGATGCTGATTTCGATGCCAATAAAATGATGGATTTTGTTTTCCCCGGAGCTAATGCCGCTGTAACGCCGACCGGGGTTAGCCTTGATCAGACAGCGGGAAGCGTTGAAGCTGGTAAGACCTTGCAGATCAATGGTACAGTTTATCCGGACGATGCAACTGATAAGACCATTGACTGGTCGTCTGACGATACCCATACGGCTACTGTCGATAATACTGGCAAAGTAACTGGTGTGGCTGCTGGAACAACTTTGATTCATGCTAAGGCTCATGCGGATCATTCTAAGGAAGCCATTTATAGCCTGACGGTTACGGCTGCTCCGACTCAGGGCTAATAATTAGAAGGTGAATGTCTAAATGAGTTTATATAATGGTAAA